CCTTTGGGGCCAAAGGGGGGTACTCTCCCCCCTTTGGTTCGCAAAGGGCATGTATCACATTGCTTCATTGAGTCCCCCTTGCCCTTATGCTAGGATAGTCGCCGCAGTGATAGACGCCTCTTCGGCTTAGTTTCTGGTTCTGGTTCTGGTTCTGGTTCTGGTCCAGTAATATCTTCAGGGCGATCCATTATAGGCTCTGGCTTGGTTATTGCTTGCATGTTACGCCATGCTAGCCACATGCAAGAGTGCACAACTATCTCCATGATAGCATCTTGTAGAGTTTCACCAGCGTTCGGAAAGCACCCCTGAAGAAGCCCACGCGCTCTAGCGATCCACCGGGTTACCTCATGAAGATAGGATATCTCCCCGAAAGGGTATCTATGCCAAACTGGATAGTCTGCGGGGGCAATTGCACCTTTACCTTCGATTAGTCTCCCGATTTTATCTAGCTCTTCTTTACAGGCAGCCTGAAACTGCATAGCACTGGCTTCAATAACCTCTAGCTCCTCTACGAAAAATCCGGTATTCATTCTGTCTCCTTTGTGTCCTCAGGGAACTTAGTAGGCTTTCCCTGGAAGGTAATAGTCTGTTGAAAGAGGTCCAATGAGTCTGGAACATCCATCCCCAGCTCGAAACACTCCAACACACGAACGCCGTACATCCTGTGACTTCCACCTCCTCCCCGAATGGCCTTCTGCTTTGGCCCCCAAATGTAATGGCCCTCTCCTGGTATATCCCGAGAGAGTTCTCTTAGCTGCCTTTTGAAAGCAGCACTGTCAAGAACTGGTTCTTTCCGCGCTAAGCGATCTCGCCGCCACCATTTCAGAGCAGTGGTCAGGTGAAACCACAGAACACCCACATCATCCAGAGTGTATGCAAATTGTGAACTGGCCCGCTGAGCTTCATTTATTATATCGATAATTAACTGATCCAGCAGGACGTAGCCTCTCTTCATCTCCACATCTTGTACCTCCTGCAAGGAAGAGATAATGTATTTTGGATCCAAGGGCTCAGTAGACACACCCTGAGAGAGCATAAAGGCTTCGTATGCGCGGACGCCAAACAGAGCTGTGGCCACATTCCGGCGCAGTCGTTCCTCTAACGGAAAGTCAACTAAAGTGTTGATCTCTTGGAGAGCGCTTCTCCATTGACATATTACCTCTGCCTGATTGTGCTTCAAAGTGTACCGAATATATTGAGCTGCAAATTGTCCCAAAGATAATGCTGTCAAGTCCATAAAGGCTTGATAGGCCTCTGTGCCTGCTTTGATATCTTGGGGAGTCAGGCCGATAACGAGAGATCTCCTCTGCACAGCGGAGTCAGTTATAACATCTTCCCCACTAAGAACTAAAGGAGCCTGTAGCGCATAGTCTGTAGTTGTCTGAGTAGGTCTTCCCCGGGAGTCGTGTCCACCGTCGTAGGCTAGCAAGAGAGACCGCAGTAGGGCTCGCCAAGAGTTCTCACCTAAAGTCGTGCGCCTAAACTCAGCAAGGCTCACGGGAATTGCATTGGTAGACGCTAGCAACGACATCATAACAAAAGGGGTAGTACTACAGTCCTCAGAATGTGCCGGTTCTTTATAGCCTATTAGAGGCATCATAATTGCTTCTAGGGTAGCGGTTTTTCCCGCTCCCGTTGTTCCATACAGGATCAAGTGTGGAAAGGAAACTCGCTCTGCATTGAGTAGTGGTTTGTATGGTGTAGCCATAAACCACCCTATTAAGGGCCAGATTACTTCGGGTGTGTTAATCAAAGGCAATTTCTCATAGATAGCCTCTAAGAGAGCCTGTGTACAATCATCTACGTATTCTACAGATGGCGTAGTTCGATGGGTAGGCGTGTAAACTATTGGAGCTGAGTAGATGTCTAGTGTATCAGTTGCGCTCAAGGTGTACTCTGGTGCAACCCAATAATCTCCATGACGACCAAGCACCGCTGACGCGAGGGCCCTAGGGCTACCCATGTCTCTCCATTGCTTCATCAAATAGGGTAACAGAAAACGCACCTCTAGGTCTGTTCCTAACCATTGCCAGGAGGCCCTCCCCAACTGCCTCAGAAGAGTATCCAGTCGAGCAAATGCACTCTTAGGGAGCTGAATCCCTTCCCACGTACTCCCATATGCTTGAATGCGCCCAAGGAACGTGTCCTCAACCTCACCCTCTAGGAGTCTTTGGGGCTCAAAGGTAAAAGTAGAAACGACATGCTTACCCTTTTTACCTATACCTACAACAGTATACGCATCATCCTCTTGTTCAAAGCAACTCGTGGGGTCATTAGCTGCCTTTTTAGCTCTCTGCTTTGTTTGAAGCTTAGCTAGAGTTCGCTCCAGATAACCCGTACTCTCTTCTCGCGATTTGGCTCCTATAGCATATTCTGCCCAGATAGCCTTTAGAGCATACTCTGATAGTTGTAGACTCGTTAGCTCTGTACCTACTTGCCAATCAACTCCGGATCGGGTGCGATCCTTTGTCGTTGGCCCCGGCTCCCCTGTGAGAATACTCCTGCGGGTCACATCTGTGATCTGTACTGCCCGCACAATATCGTCTATGTTATAGCGCAGGTCTGGCCTAGCTCTTACTACTTGGCACAGGGGGGCTGGTTCCCTCTTGATATTATATGTCCCGGGTATGCGCATAACCCGTGCCGGGTCTCCAACATGCCCTCCACCAAGGAGTTTACCCACAAGGCGGACAATCTCGCAGCCCTTTTCGGCATCAATTGGCTTCTGTAAGAGCCAGTAGGCATGATACCCATGCCCGGAATCAACTATATAAGAAGGTGGTAGCACCAATAAGTCGGCTGCGGCTAATGCAGTCTCTTTATTGTCATCGAAATCCTTAGCATCTAGGTCTACCCAGATAACATCTATATGCTCAACGCTTGAGGCAACCCCGCTCCTGTTTTTTCTGGGAGCAACTCCAAAGAAACAATGCTCGCTATTACCAATAGTTTCAGCCTTCTCTAAGAGCTCAAGGGGGTCACGGAAAAAGATATTCCGCCCCGTCTTTTCTTTGGTAACAAGGCACAACTCTACCCACTCATGGGCTTTGATATTACCAAATATAGCAAGAAGCAGACCCTGGTCGTCTAGCATATGGCTCCACTCTTGAGGGATGATGAGCAACCTGAGCCTGATATAGACTCAGGTTGCTCGTTGGTACGACTCGGGACTGGCTAGATAATCAGGTTCTCTTCGGAGCCCGCAGGGAGCACTTGATCTACGGAACTGGTAGTCTCTCCCTTGTAAGTATCGGCGACGAGAACGAGGGTGGCCTCAACGCCGAGCAGGTCGGATAGTTCAAGCTCAATCTGGCCCTCCAGTTGATCATCTTCATAGCCCAACGCACTGAGAAACTTTTTGAGTACCCACAACGACTGTGGGAGCAGAGAGGTGTTGTAGAACGCTTTACGGCCCACAAACTCGTCGGGCTCAATGATGTTGAATACCCAACTGACATAAGGGTTGCCTGCCTGTGATGTCTTTTCTTCAGCCTTCGCTATTGCTCCTCTGTATACGCCAGGGGGCAAAGGGGTGGCTTTGGTCTCGACGCCTGTGAGATTCACATTCAATGGCATTACTTGTCTCCTTCGTTATTGTATGCGGCTAATGACGCTAGATGCGCTTCCTCTAATTTATCTGCCTCCTTTCTAAGATCGTCTAGTGGCCTCCCTAAGATAGCTCGCCCATAAAGAATGTGTAGGTGAGGGCGCTCTAGTAGCGCTGGGAGGCGAAACGTTGAACGATTTTTAGCACCACGACCCCCTCCGGGCTCCAACTGCAAGGTTCTTATTTTCTTGTTGACCGTAGTTTTCATGGATAGATACCCAACTACGTCGAAAAGACCCCCAACCTCTCGGGCTAATTTATTAGATAGACCGGGCCGGATCGTAGGCACTCCCGTAAACTCATCCTCTTTGAGATCCACCATAGCTGTAGCTAGAAAATTAACCGGGCATGTCTTGAGCATATCTAATAGTAGCCTCATTCGGAAAGTGCCGTGCATCCAGTCTCGCTGAGATGGGACATAGGGATCCTCTTTGTCAGTGCGTCCGGGATCGGTCATTCTAGTGCGGACTATTTGGTTATAGGAAGCGGTTAAGCCATCCCATATAACTGTGTTGTATTCCCCTGGATGTGCTCTTACATAACTATTTACATCCTCCAGATCTTTCATAGTTCTAACAGGGACAACTTCAATGTTACGGTCAGAGATTGACATTGTACCCATATCAGAGTCACAAAAAAGTGCCGGGCACATTTCAGGAACATCTACAATACCACCCATTAAGTAGGTTTTGCCCATTCCAGAGGGGCCATAAACCAGGAGTCTAAAATATCTCGTGTTATAGTCTGGCTTTACTGTGTTCAGTTTGGCAGTGCTATGTACTGGACCTAGTGTTGTTGCCATGTGTCTCTCTACCTACCTCATATACTCGTAACGATCTGCTTAACAGTCCAGCAGTTCTCAGGAGCGTAGCTATTTGCTTGGCTAGCTTTAGAGCATGGGGGTCATCCCCAAGGCGACCAGCATCACATAACTTGAGCAGCCTCGTGCGAGCCCCTTTAATCTCTTGTTCTAAAACTAGCACACCTTTCACAGTTTCAGTCCTCTCTCCCATGAACGATATTCAAAACGTCATCTGCTATCCAGTTATACCTCAGTCTGTCTTGTAGATCATGCCAGGCGGTTCTCTGGGCAACCATTTGTTGTTCGTAGTCTGCTGGAGAGTTATTGACATCCAAGTCCTGTGCAGCTATCTCTAGCCGCTTTTTAGCGTCTACAATAGGTTCTACAATCTTCATCCCATTTACCGAACCGCAGTTCAGAGCAGGTACCCGTAGCTTCCGCTAGACTTACAAGAGTAGCATATTCCAACTTAGTTAAAATAACTATGACCTCTTGCGCCTTGCCGTGGCCTATTACTTTCATGCGTCCTCATCCTTTTCGGGTTCGGGAAGGTTATCGAGCTCAATGAGTGCAGTGTGAACAAGATCTCTGAATATACTCCCCGGATCAATTGTGGATATTAGACGGCGATCTATCTGAATCTCAGCCTCTGCATGTCCCTGGCCATTGCTATCATAATGATACATAGTATCCCTTATTGACACTGAAAAAGTTACAAACACCTTTGCCATTACTATTCCTCCTGCGTTTTCTCTAGGATACGTTCATAGATTGCTTTACAGTTAGGACACAATGATCCCATATATGTAGTGTCCCCACAACCGTCACACTCTCCGCAATCATCAGGCAGGTACCCGCCGCCACCAAGATGATGCCCCTGTGCTGAGATACGCTCCATATTGACCAGCCAAGACCGTTCCCACGGCTGTAGCTTCGCCCACCATTCTTTCGTGCGCCTTGCCATAGCTATTTATCATCCTCCACCAGCGGGTCCAGGGCGTCGATGATGTAGTACATTGTCCCCTTGGCGTATTCGTTGCCATAATAGCCAAACAACTTTGCTCGGACTTTATCGAGGGCTTTCGCAGAGACGGGGCCGCCGCACACCGCCTCGACCACCCCCTCGACCACCCCCCGCAGTTTCTCAATCTCCTTGTTCCTCTCCGCCACCACCACCTCCAACCGCTCGACCTCGGCCATTCGGGCGTGGGCGGATTGTATAGCGGTAAAATCGGCGGGCGGGTTGCTCAGATCAAGATCATCGCCCCTTGCCTGATACCCCTGTTTAGGCGTCCTCATCAATCACCTCCATTAGCCCAGCGCCTCAAGGGCGTCGGCAATGTGGCTCAAATAGAGCCACTCGAAATTGTCACCCGCGTCACTCGCTTTCTGTGCACGAGAACGATAACTGTTCACCCAGGCAGTTATGTTTGTGCCATTGCACACCGCTTTCAGCAGTGCCTCCAGCTTGGCAATCCTATCCTGTAGCTTAACGATTGTCTGATAGCGGAGTGCCATGATGTCGCCCACGCGCACGGTTTCAGAGCAAGCTAACTTGTAGTCTTTCCGGCTCTGTTCCCACCGCACACGTACCCACGAGTTATCCTCCTCTAGCATTTCATTCCTAGACTGTAAGCTCTTCAACTCAGCACGCAGCACAGGCAGGGGCGGGCAACACGAGATGTCCTGCTCCACCAGCCATGACTCCAGTTCCTCCAGCGGTCCAGCCTTCTTGCTTGTCACTTAGTCCCCCTCATCTTCTTACATAGTTTACACCACGATTGCAAACCATCTTTTGAACATCGATCTCTAGCAAAAGCCTCGAAGGGCTTCCATTTTCCGCAGTGACTACACACCTTTTCCTGGACTGGCGAGGGCATAGAGCTCCGCTTGCGGTAGTCAGCCTTTAAGAGGGGCTTGGGGCTACACCCACTAGCGACCATAGCACAGGGAGTCCTAAACGAGCATGTTTTACAGGACCACCAATCAGGTGAGGGTACGATATTAACTAAGGGATCTACCATCTCCCCGATGGTAGCCATGAAGCGTTTTCCAAATGTCTCTACTGCCTTAGGATAACGCTTGATCTTGACTCGACTAAAGAAAGGGTTCTCCTGATTTGAGAGGCGCTGTAATATGTCTGCATAGTCTGCTTCGATGAGGCCCTGCTTTGCTATTTCCCACTTGTAGACCTCATACGTAGTCCGTATATTCTTGGCCTGTGATAGCCCACCCCGCTTGAGTAGTTTCGGGATAGAGGGGACCCCCTTTAGCAAAAAGTTATACATAGTCCCAACAGGACGCCTATTCTCAAAACGAGCCTCAATCTGAGCAGCCCACTGGTATGAAATACATTGTTCATCTATAAACAGTAAACTAAAATCTGGATAGGTACTGGCCGTTTTGTGCTCAAACAGCCAGTAGGCACCATCGTTCCACCTGCACAAGCCATCTGCTTTGCCCTCATAAACAACCTTTTTACCACGGAACCCTTTTAGGGGAAAG